TTGTAGGGGTAGTCGCGCTCTTCTTCAAACTGCTTAATGTCCGCCGAGATACCTTCGCTTTCGATGCCACGTTGTGCGGCGCCGGCAGACTGCTGGGCACCAAGAGCCTGCAACCCATACTGCTGGGCCTGTCCGGTAGCTGCCATGCGGCGAGCTTCTTCGGTGTTGAACTGGTTCTGCGCGGCAGTGAAGGCATCTTGATAGCCCCGGCCCGTGATGTCCGCAAGACCGCGTGTGAGGTTGCGGTCCAGTTCAGACTCCATAATAGCTTGGCGACCACCACCGTACGCGCCGGCTCGGGTCATACGGCCTGCGTTGTTTACTCGGCTGATCTCGGCTTGACGGCGAGCCTCGGCAAGCTGTGGCTCCAGTGCGGCCTGCAAATAGGGGGTCATGTATTGCTGTGCTACGTTACCAGAAGCCGGGTTGTATGTGGGGGTTTTACCCGCAGCAAGCTCAGTTGCCGAGAGTGGAGTATACCCAGCCCCAGTAAAACTGCCCGGGGTGTACGAGGTCTGATCTGAGGTGGGTAAAGTAAGTCCAGCTAACCCAGAGAAGGCTTTGGTCTGCAGTTTGCTCGCCCCGGCAGTCAAGGGACCGGTGTAGGCTTGATACGGCATCTGGGCAAGTGCTTGGCCTTGGCCCAACATATTAGTGACGTACGGGCCCGCCCACGAAGAGAGGGAAGACTCAGTGCCGGTTTGTCTACCAGCCATGGGGTCTACAGTGGTACCCGTAGTGGTTCCGTTAGTCATTGCTCACCTCACGCCGGGGTATATTTGTTGGGGTTTATTTGCCGCCCTTGCTCTGGGCGTCCGGTGCGCGCTTTGCGCACTCGCTCCATCATGTCGTACAGTACCTGCGCACCTGCTTGGCTGTTGCCGTTACCGAGGTGGCTTACGATATCGGCAGGGAGGACGAACTCGCCGTCAGACAATGCAGCTTCCTGCGCGCCGTCGATTCTAGCAGGGACTTTATCCGCCATGCCATCTGTAGGACCACCGAGGTAGTACCCCTTGCTTTGAGGTAACGACATCAGGCCGCCCTGTGCGTACCCAGTCTTGATTTTACTGCGGACGTAGTCCGTTAGACTCTCTGGGACATCAAAGTTATCCATCGCCTTATTAGCTTGCGCTAGGGTAGCATTCGGGTTCTGCGCCGCCCACACGTCGATGATGTTCTTCCACCGTTGGTCGTCAAAGTTCTGCGCTTTTTGCATCCATGCAGCATCAGTTTCTCTGATTCCAGTCTCGTTTGTCCTACCGTCGTCATCAATACCGCTTCGGTTGTAGGCGTAGTTGTGCAGCTGGACAGGGACATTGAACTCGCTCAGTGCACGTTCTACTTGGGCACGGGTAGCATTCGGGTTCTGCGCCGCCCACGTATCCATTATGTTTTTCCAACGAGCGTCATCAAACCCAGCGGACCGGGACATCCATGCAGTATCTGCGGCGCCTCCGACTTGGTTGGTCATCCCGCTAGGACTTGCTGTAGTGGTGATGCGCGCCGGAGTGGGCGTAGGGGTAGTCGTAGGAGTGGTGGTGCTAGAATCAACCCCTAAACCAAGTAGCTGTTGAAACAGTGCCTCTGAGTCTTTTTGGCGCTGTAGTGCGGCGGCATTTTCCGCAGAAAGCTGCGCTGCTGTCTTACCCATAATGGGGGAGCCAGAGTTGACTGAGTAGTCAACATCAGTAAAGTAACGCTGCCCCGACTGGCCGGGACGCCGCACCGTATCCCCCTCAACGGGTACTGGGGGCACAGTACTCCGAGTAGCAACATAATTGGGGACACCCCCTTGATAACCGACGGGCTGCGACGAAGAGTTGGCAAAGCTAGAGTCGGCAAGGCTCTTTATACCGTAAATACCTGCAGCTGCAGGGATTATCTTGCCCCAGTTAATGTTGGCTAGGCCCGCATCACCGCCTTTGAACGTAAAATTTTTAAGCGCCTGTGCAATATCTACCATCTCAACCTCGCAGGAGCTGTAATGCCAGCTCAACAACGTCTACTTGCCCGCCTTGTGCGTAATATGGTACACCGCCCAAGCTTCTGATCCTAGCCAAGTTTTTATCTTCCTCATCACTTGCTTCCACATTAGGAGCAAAGATGCTCTCCCCACCAATATCGTAGAGGTAGTTAATATCAGCCAGCGGACCAGACTCCGCAGTCACGGTGCGGTACTCGGGCTGCATAGAGAGCAGGTCGTCAAGGTTAAACTCTTGAGCGCCGTCGCCAGAACCATCACCCCCGCTACCATCCCCAGTCCCGTTATTGCCCGTGCCAGTCCCGTTGTTACCCGTTCCCGTACCAGTAGTCCCAGTTCCCGTAGTCCCCGTATTACCAGTAGTCCCAGTTCCCGTAGTCCCAGTTCCCGTAGTCCCCGTATTACCTGTAGTCCCCGTATTACCTGTAGTCCCCGTATTACCTGTAGTTCCAGTTCCCGTAGTCCCCGTATTATTCAGCACCTGTGTAATAACATCTGTAACCTCTGGGAACTTTTCAGCAATAGCTTTGTCCAGAATGGTAGTGGGGACGTTAACGGACTGCCCGGCGGCAATCGCTTCCTCTTTGGTGGCGTTGGGGAAACGGATGAACCAGTCGCTGATAATCTTCTGCCATTCATCGTCAGTGTACTCAGTCGGCTGCTTGTCCAACCGAGTAGGCCCGTTGGGGGCTACGCCAGCACCGCCTAAGTCCCCGCCTGTAAGGGCTGGGTCGGTTCCGATATTTACGGAGCCTCCCTCCGTATCTACCGAGGCGTTCATGTTACCCTGTTCTGCGCCCATCGTAGACTGGCTGCTACCGCCACCACCGCCACCAGATTGGTCTTGAGATTTAGTCGGCTTTGACACAGGGAACATCGGGGGAGTCACCTTGATGGGTGTATTCCCGGAAATGACGTAGTAACCGTAGTCATTCGGGTCATTGGTGTTGCGATAGTACCCCTGCTCATCTTGAACATACCCCGGAGCGCTAGGCGCTGCAACTTCTGCGCGGTCAGGAGTATTGGCCGTGAAGTCTTCTATAGACTTCAGCATCTCCGCATATCGCTGGGCTTCGCTTTTCCCTTCTTGGGTAACTAAGTCGTACGCGCTCTTAAGCATTTTTACGGGGTTACCGCTAAGCGCCCCTATCGCTAGGTCAAAAAACGGATTACCCGTACTTGTTACTACCCCAATTTGAGGCGCACCGTTTACGTCTCTAGTCATCCCAAACCCATAACTAGGGTTAAAAGTAGATGGGTTGTTATCGGCGTTATAATACCGCTCCCACCCTTCAGGGGCCTGAAGAGGGGTATATCCTGCGGGGTTTATATCCTCCGATGACACACCAGTTGTATACAGTGCTCGGTCCAAATCAGTAAACCCACTGAGCAGGTCATCAAACGCCGTGCCAGACGAAACACCGCGCTGGGCATCCGAGTTTAAGTTGCTCTCAGTTGCCAACTCACGGATCATTCTTTCTTGTTCAGGGGTTAAGGCCATCTCTCACCTACTGTGTCAAATCATAGAACGAAATTGACCCTACGCCATCGCCTTTAGTAGCCCCGGATACCGTGCGGACTGCAAGGGTGTAGATGTCGCTCGTACCGGCTAGTGATGCACCCAGCTGCAAGTCCCAGTTGTACCCCGTAGCAGCTGCCGTGTTGATGGTGCCGCCGCTGCCAGTAGATGTCACATAGTCGGTTTGTACAATTGTACCGAGCGTAGCGATCGCTGTAGCAGAAACATCTAGCTCAACATTGGCATCAGAGTCTGCTGCCACCCACGATGCCCCGGTAAGTGTGCAGTTTTTGACCAACGCTACTTCATAGTTCTGGCTGGTCAAGGGCAGGAACTGTATACGGTTAGGAAGCACTACCGCTCCCAGCGCAGTAGACGCAAGGCGAATAGACACAACAGGGTAGAAAGTAGCTGCAGTGTCGATGTTGGTAAACGCTGTAGTGCGTCGTGCTACGTGGTCAATCGAGGTCTGCTCGTAGCCCCCCATGCTTAGCACGGAAGAGCAAATCTGCTTCATATTCGACGAAGCCGCCGTAGCCCCAGTGTTGGTAATCTCGTACCGAACCGGCAGTATCGCAGTCGTCATATACACCGAGGTCTGCACGTTGGGGTTCTGAAATATGTGGCAAATTACCACCTGCCCCTCGTAGACAAACCCGCACCGGACGTCGCCCACCCCAAGCCACTCAAAGTCCAGATACAGAATCTGAGACTTGGTAAGGTCCAACGTAATGCCACTAGGCCCTGTGCCGTTTAACGGGTCCACGTTCCAGTCTGCTTGGTTTACTGTACGCACGTCGCTCGGAGTGCCGGGGGTGGGTAGAGAGTTGGACCGCAGTACAAAAGATACCGTCGTGCCATTCTGCTGAACAAACACCCCGTTGGACGTATTAAAGTACCCCACACGCTGGCGCAAGTTGGCTTGTGCCGCCGCCATCACAAAGGTAGCCAGCACAGTTAAGCCTTTGCCCGGCTGGTATGGCATGGACCGGTACGTCTGCCGCACAACCTCGGAACCGCTGGATGTAGTCACCGCCATCTGCACTGAGCTTTCGTTCGCCAAGTATGAAGTAGCCCCGCCAGTTGCAGTGCTGGTGCTAAACTGGTTGTCGATCGCAAAGCGGTTCTGGCTGTCGAATATCGTATAGGGCTGTACCGTAACCAGCCGCCCAAACGCGTCCAGCGCGTTAGCAGGGAAACTAATCGGTAGGGGGGTGTTGGAGTCCATGATCGCCCTCAGTGCGTTATCAAGTCGGTTGAAGTACAACCGCAATATGTTGTTCAGCTGGTCGATGTAGCCTTTGTTGTACGACACCGGAGCTGAGGGCAGCGCAGGAGCTGCAGGGCGGACTGTCTCAATGCTAACAATCGACATCAGGTACCTCTCCGCCCGTCGAGCTTCATATCCAGACGCGGTGCACCCAGCTGCCACGAGACCCCAAGCGCAGTGGACTCAACCTTCATGGCAAACTGCCTGCCTCTCACACGGGTGAACACCATCCCGGTGAACTCTTCTATGGGTATCGTAGCACTCCTAGTGACAGCGTTGCTGCTGTTGCCACCCTCGGACAGCGGCGAGTTGTACCCCGAACCTGAGTTGGACATAGGCAATAATGTCATCGTGATAGCAGGGCTGTCCGCCGTGGAGCCTTCAAATGTTACGTCTGGTAACACCCGGTTGATGAGCACAAAGTGGTCCCCGTCGTCCATGTCGAACTCTGCGGATAGGATGTAGGCGTTGATCGGGAACGCTGTGCCGGTCTCGTTGCAGTCTGTGCCGTACTCTTGGAACACGAGGTTGTGGCTGTACGTAGCAGCGATAGGGTAGTCCCTCAGCTTGGCATCAAGCCATGCCGTGCGACGTAAGGTGCCGTAATACCACAAGTTTTCTACGTAGTTATATACAACGTAGCGGTCAACCTCGGTAGAGCCCGCCGAGCAGTAGAACCACCATACCTCGTTGAAGGACTGGTTGGTGCCGGCACACACTTGGTAGTACTGCTGTTGGTTGAAGTCATTGAAGACATACCGGCGCACGTCGCAAGGCAGCGGCACCACGGTACCGTCGTAGCGGTAGAACTTATCACGCCCCATCCAGTACGCGATGCTGTTGGCATATACCATGGAGTTGGGCCCGGCGATCGAGATGTTGTCGCCCAGAATCTGCGCACCCCAGACATCCGGCGCACCGAGGTACTGTAGTGAGTACAAAGAAGTGTCAGTCCACACCAGTATCTCTTGGCGGGCTTGCAGGGCGGAGATGATCTCAGCACCACGGGATAGACGTAGCGACCCAGCTTGGTTAGTAGCCGCAGGAGACCACATCCCGGCGTCTTCTTGGTCCGACCAGCGGATCAGCATGGGGTCTAGCACAGCACTGCCAATATCGTTGCAACCAAAGGCCAGCACGAACCGGTTTACGTCTGAGACGACAATATAGTTCACCACCGTGGGGACGGCAGACGCTCCGCTCAGAGAGGATAGATTGACCGCCCGGGTAGTAACGCCCCCCGTAGCGTCCCAGTAGTACACCCCGCCACCCCGGGGGGCAAAGATCAAGTCCTCGCCAAAGTTGGACTGGCTCCACAGGCGCATCTCAGCAACCGTAGTGCCCCCAAACCCCCACGTACCAGAACCGAAGGTACCTGCACCCCACCCTGCAAACGGTACGGCGATCTCGTTACCTATGTTGATCTGGTAGGCTGCGCTGACCGTACCGCCTCCGGTTGCCGTGCTGCTGGCGTTGGAGGATGCCGTGATGTTGTAGGTGTCGTCGGTAAGTACGGTGATCTGGTACTCCCCGTTCAGGGTAAGCCCGCCTACTGCCGTAGCGCCACTAAAAGTAACGAAGTCCCCCGTAATCCCGCCGTGGTCTACGTCAGTAACCAGTACAGTGGCAAGGCCACTTGTGGTGCCAAACGGGTTAGTCAGGGTAGCTGTGCCCCTGAGAGGGGTGATATCGAAATAGGCGCCACCGCGCTCTATGTAGAACTTGAGGTTGGTGCCCACCCCAATGAGGTTCTGCCCGCCAAGGGTCACCCAGTTAAACAGCGACCGGCAGATACCAAGGAACGTAGCAGACGAGAAACGCTGCCACCCACCGATCTTTTCAGGGGTGCCTTGGCGGAAGCGAACTTTGTCAGACTCGTACCACCCGCTTTCGTTGGTGTAACGGGTATTCTCTCTGTTCACCCCGGGCTTGAGCTGTATTTTCTTAAGCATAACGATGGCCCTTTGGTAGGGGTATTATGGCACAACTACGACAAGAACAGAGCGCGTTCGTCAGACCTGCGCAGGACAAGCCCCGGTAATATCCGGCCCCCACCCTTAGTCCACTTGGGGAACTCGTCAGCTGCGCCATTGAAGTCGCCCCGGTTAAACTTCATCCGCAGGGTAGATGATTGCAGATTTCCGAGGCCCACGTTGAAGCTGAAGGAAACCAGAGCGTTAAAGTGTGCTTGGCTATCAGCAGCGCGAGGGCACAGTCTAATAACACCGCTCTCAAACCGAGCAAGATCGCTCCGAAGAATCGCATCAATCCCACCGTCGCTCCAGATTTTGTCATGCTCAGGCCGTAGTGGGTACGCCTTCCGCTCTTCGAGTTTTAGTTTAGCCTGCTCTGGGTACAGTACGTGGCCGTAACCGATCGTCCAGAGCAAGGCAGGGCAGAGGTATGGGTGGTTCCGCTTACCCTCGTGGTGCTTGATGACTTCGATCGCAGCATCGCTTACTTTCATTTTTTGAAGGCTTGCGAACCAAAGTGGAAGGCTACGATGCTGGACCAGATGATCTGAGTCTCTTCGTCCCACAGCAGGGCCATCGCGTCAGAAAATGCTACACCGGTTTTAATCGCGTAGTAAAAACCGAAGCCGTCTACAGCGCAGAGCAGCAGGAACATACCGTAAGTGATGAGCGGACGGACCAGCGCACGCAAGTTAATGACCCACGTTGACGCGCCTTTGCCGATCTCGATGTCGTGCTGCATGAGCGCCGATCGCTCAGAGATAGCCGCCTGTATCGCTACCTGCTCGGTCTTGATCTCCTCTAACCGCTGCTGGGCAATGTAGCCCCGCTCCGCCAGCTCTAGCTCGCGCTCTTTCGCAGCTTGAAGCAGAAGCAACTCGTGCTTCTTGTCCTGCCGGTCTTGGAAGAAGTCCAGCAACTTGGGCAGGCCACCGGCCAGAAACGAGATAACTGTA